CCATACTTCTGGACAACTGATGGGTCATTCTTAATCATATTATACGTAGGAAGGTTAGTTGGTTCATAACCTGTGGTAGACTTAATGATAGCAAAGACTTGTTCTGGTCCATATGTATCTAAGAAATCAACATATGCCTTATTCTTATCTCCACCAGCATTGACTTCCATATTCTTAAAGTTAGCCCATAGTGCAGTTGCTAGAACTGTGTCACCATTACTGTTCTTTGCTAGTGCTTCAGGTCGTAGAGCAAATGGGATTGGTGTTAGTGCGCCAAATAAACCACGCCACATTGTAAAGTACTGTGCTAAATTATGACCGTCTTGTGTCAGGCGAGCCTGGTCAGCTGGGTTTAATAAGTCGTACTCTCCACTAGATGCAAGGTATCCCATTGATGGGGCAAAGGCTGCAGCAAATGATGACTCAACACCAAATACTCCACCAAGTGCACGCACCCAGTTAGATGATAGTAGTGGTCCTTCTAGAAGACCAGCATTACGCACATCAGGCGTACCGTACGGGAACGCAATCTTAAAGATATCTTCTTCCAGTTGTGTTGGAAGCAACTTAAGAGGGTTCTTATTCATAGCATCTAATGCGGCAACTGACCAGAGTAAACCAAATCCTGCACCAGGTAGGAATGTTCCAGCACCTAGTGCGAAGTTAAATGACTGTGGTGCAGCAGAGAATGCGTATGGTCCAGATACTCTAACATCTGAACCTCCTGGAACTATACCTTGAAGTATGTTCAATGCACTGCTTGCAAGGGGAACAAAGAACTTACGCTCTCCAGTCTGTGGGTCTCCGAAGAAGAATCCCTGATTTGGGTCATAGTAATCATTAGCATCTGTCAACTCATATAGAGCTGATGACTCAGGTGTCGATAGCCAATTACCAATCTTCCCAACCTTATAAATTTCTCCAGGGTTATCAAGTGCAATCTTACCCCATGCCTTCATGGTGTCTTCCCATGCTTGACCAAATGGTGCTATCAAACGCAGTTGATGCCATAGCAAGTTACGCTTTGAAGCATCGTAGAATAGATTCTCTACTGACTTATTAGCGTATTTAGCAGCAAACTGGTGTGCCTCGTCTAATGTTAATGGACCTTTACCATCGGCTGCATCTAATGCTTTCCAGGCTTTATGCTCTTTACCGATATTCTTTCCAGTAACTGGATTGCGTAGTGATGATAATGACTTAGGCGCAGATGCGCGAAGTTCCTTTAGAGCCTTAGAGTTGAGGGAACCAGATAGATTATGGATTGCATCCCAGTATGACTGACGCCATTCAGGTCCCATAGTGGTTGTTTTTTCAACTCTAACAGCAAAATCAAAAAAACCTTGTGATACTTTATTGACAATGCTTGGCTTTAATATACCAGATGCTGCGACTGCAGTCTTTGGTACTGTCATAAGGATGTTATCCCAGTTGCCAGTATCAGCAAAGTTCTTCTCTAATGCACGAGTAAACTCTTTATGCAAGTCAATCTTTACAAACTTACCCTTAAGTCCTTCTTTTTGTGCTTTAAGCGTGGCTTCTGCAATCATCTTGCCAGTAGGAATCTTAACTACTTCATTGCCAATCTTAACTTCACCTTTGAGTAAAAGCTCCTTGATAAGGTTGGAACCAGACCCACGGCCTGCCATTTCCTCAATACGAGCAAGCACAGATACCTGCTCACCCTTATCATTGATTCCCTTGAATAGGAAATCCATCAAACCGTTCTCAGTTGTTGCCCAGTTCTTGAACTCGTCTGACTTAGATGCAACAAACTTATCAAGAGTCTTGCGACCTTCACCCTTTAGGAAGTACTTTACTGTATCAAGTTCTTTACCTGGCTTGGTTGCAATAACTTTCTGTACAAACGCTGAGTTATGCAGGATGCGAACCTGGCTCGAGAAGCCTGACCACCAGTTAGGGTGTCCAAATACTTCTTTAGTGTAGCCAAGAGACTTGACTAACTTGCTCATCTCGCCATCTCCACCCATGCCTGACATGGCATCAGACATGAAAGCAACATAGTCATTACCAAGTTCGGCTGCAAGGGCCTCAGATGCAAACTCTTCTTCTGATGAAGACATCTTGAATGATTTTCCGTACACATCATTCTTGACTGTGTCAAGTTGGTTCAATAACTGCTTCCATTTAGGACCACCAGGACGACCAATCCACATAGCCATAGCTGAAAGTGGGTGATTTAGGAATGAGATATGACCTGTACCGAAGACACGAATCTGTTCTTCAATAATATTTCGGCTAATATACGCAGGGCGTACAAGAACTGACTTTTTCCATAGGCTATTAATATCAGATAATGCACTCTCTGCATTAACAAGTCCTTTTCCAAACTTAATACCAGCAAATTTTTTGGAAGTATTAATAAAATCCATCATTGCCTTGGCATCAGGTACGAATACAAAAGAGTTTAGTAATTCTGAGTCTAAATGCGCACTATGAAGATTTACTTTTTCTCCACCAATTACAGCAAATGTAATATCTGCACCCTTGGCATGCTGTTCCGCCCAGTATGAGGACATATTTAAACGTTCAGTCTCGAATACTCGAGTTGCTTCTTTCCATCTTGCAAGCTCTTCGCCACTAAACTGTGGTGCATACTTCTCAAAAACTGTATTGAATAACTTTGATGTTGCGGTCATACCAGCTTTTGCTTTATCGGGTGCTGTAGCAATCTCAGTTAGAATGTTATCTAGCGTAGCCTTGTCGAGTTTCATATAACGACCGACATTGTTTACCGCTGCAAGTAGTTCATCTTTGTTGTCAAGGTGGATAAGTGTGCCACCAGATTGTGGTAGAAGTGCACCATACTTACGACCAAATGCATGAATCTCATTTGCTGCCGCAAGAATTTTTTCTTGCAATGGCATGCGAGTTAATGCTCGACCAGCTGCCCCACGTACTGCATTCATTGCACGAATGCGGTCACCCTTAGGTAGAACGACATCTAGTGAGTCAGCAAATGCATTACCAAGATAGTTTTGTTTTGCACTCTGTGATGCTTCTCTTAAGAAGCGTCCAGTCTTTGTACCAGTCTCAAGCGCACGCTGTAGTGGCTCTCCATCTGCAATGAATGGCGCTATGGTACGCAGTACTTCTTCACGAGTATTGGCTTTAGCAAGAGCAACAGCTTCATCAGCTGTAAACTTTCCCTTAGCCATCTTCTGAATTTTTAACCAGTCGTTCTCATTTGCAATGGCGTCAATAATATGTGAGCCTTTTTCGCCAGAAATAAATGTTGAGATGCCCTGATAGTCGATGCTCATGTTCTTGAATTCATCTTGAACTTTAGCTAGACGCTGAAAATTTTTAAGGTATGCCTCTGTATACTTATCCTTTTGAATGGCAGTCTTAGCACCACGGACAGCAGCAATAGATGCATCTGTCTTTTCCTTTAGAGTCTTTAGTTGCGACTCAAGGATACTATATTCCTTTGCAGCCTTAGCTGCTTTGATTCCAGTAGTTGATTCAGATACTAACTTTGCAGCATCACGTGCTTTAGAAACTTGCGAGTATGCAAGGAATGGGTCTGTTGCTACAGATAATCCAATTTCACCTATGGCATCAATGACGCGTGCATAACCTGACTCAGGATGTCCGCCAATTAATACATATGCTGCTGGGTCAAATATAGAATATGGACGGTAGTATGTCTGTCCATTTTGCTTGAACGCAACTTTGGCAAGATTCATCTGCTCTTTACGAGCAGCTGCTGCTGCGCCTGTTTCTTCATTAGGAAAGAACCCAGTGCCAAGGTCAACCTTACCAGTTTGGACTTGTTGCTTAAGAACTTGAAAAGCAGTTATCTGTCCAGGTAATTCTTTTACAATCTTAGGAATTGTTTCTTTAGCAATTTCTCCTGGCTTAGCGCCACCCCATTGCCATGCATTTCCCTGGTCTTGAATCTTATTCCATTCGCTTACAAGCGAACGTGCAGGTGCTGATAGAGTTTCAACAATTGCATTACCTACAACTGCTGCTCCCTTACTCAATCCCTTGATGCCAGACCATAGAGCACCGATTGGTGTAGCATTGAATCTATCAGTTGATAGTTTGTTGCTTGCAATTACAGAATCAGTCTTACGCTTATCCTGTGTCATCTTGTCAATTTGTGCAAGAGTTGTTAGGATAGGATTAGATGCGAGTGTACCTTGCTTGGCAAGTCCAGTGATTAGACCAGCTGATGCTTCAGGGTTCTGAGCAAACATTCTGCGTGCTTCATATCCTTGCGGACCAGTGATAAGTGACATGCTTTTTTGCAGGTCAGTATAGTCAGCTTGGTCTTGCGTTGTAATACGCTCTTGGACACCAGCCATAATCGGCAAGCCATTAGCATCTAGTTTTACCTTAGGTAATGATGCCATATTTACATACGTCCCTGGTTAGAAAGACCTTCCAAGACAAAACGCAAATCCTGATTTGTTGGGTCTTGCATGTATAGAGCCTGTACAATTTGAATTGGATTCTCAGCCTGTGGCGTAGCCATGGCAGGAAGATTTAATATTGATGAGTCAGGTCCTGGTCCTGAGTCTGAACCATATGTTAGTACTTGGTCAGGTCGCTGTGTTGGCTCATTAAGTCCAGTAATAGCAGGAAGTGATGCCATTCCACCAGCAGATGATTGTGCAGCAACTGCTGCAGTAGGGTCACCAGCTAGTGGTGCTGCAGTTTGGTTAGCCATGTTCTGTCCACCTTGACCATAACCTAGTCCAGGCATATATTTTGGAGCTTGTGTTCCGCTCTGACCATTGCCACCTGTAGCAGAAATATTTGCTGGATTATTTTGAGGTGCAGTTGGGCGCATACCGCCGCTGTTACCTGGTGTTCCTGCCATGATTCCTCCTACTTAACGTATTGTTCAAAAACATGAAATGGAGCTGCTGTTCCATTATTATTAATTGCTGCAACTTCCATTGCTTCTATCGCACCGACTCCTGCGTATAATGCACCAAGTGCATAATCTCCGCCAGAGCCGATTCCATACAAACCATCTTTGTTCATAGCAACTGAAAAGTCGCTATCAATCTCAAATATCTTTCCATTGATTCCAACAAGAAGACTTAGTTCAAACTTGCTGCTATCATCATCTGATGACTTAGTGAATTCAATGCCAGCCTCAGTCAAGGTTGTCTTCAATGATGGCGCTACTTTATTAATTACAAACTCATAAAGATTTTGTTTTGCTTTTGCTGTTACTAGTGGAGGCGTCCACCCATGGAGTACCACTTGCAAAGCACGATAGTCACCAGCACCACCGATAACATAATTCCCATTTTGTATTGCCTTTACCATATTAGGATGGTTATAAACCTTACCATCTGCAACTACGCGGGAATCACTTACTATGACACAACCTTCTGTGCTTTCTACACCTATGATTGTTGTCATTGTCCCCTACTAACCTATGCTCTAGTTACTGTTCTTACGCTTGAGTTTGCTTTTCCACTACCGCTTAGCGATGAAATTAATGATGTTATATCTCGTTGTGGTCCAAACGGAGCTCCTGGAGTTGGTGGCTGTGCTCCTTGGTCAGGGGAAGCGCCTCCTACTGGAGCAGCAGCGGGAGCAGGGGACGGTTGCTCAACCGTAGATTGCGCCCCAGTAGGAGGAACTGGTTGCTGCGGAGTGAATGTGGCTTCAATTGCGTCTTCTAGAGCTTGGCCCTTTTGACGTGCCTTGATAACCGCAGCAATTTTATTTACCATCTCCGACGGGTCTTGTCCCTGTGTTGCCATCGCTGGAATAGCCTGAGCCATTGCAGTAATACCACCGAGTAATGCTGAACGCATATCCTCAATTTCAATTTTCTCAAGTTCTTGAGTTACATTGACAGTGAATGGAAGTTCTCTCATAGCCATGTCACGGCTGATTAACTTACCACCTAGTGCTTGTAGCATGAAGATAAGTCCCTGTGCTGGGTTAAGACCAGCTAGCATACCATAACGAACATCAGCTGAGTAATCAGCCTTGATATCTTTTGATGGCTTGTATGTGATTTCGTAAGGAGAGCCTGAATCTACACCACGAATAGTCTTCTCTTCTGGGTAAATCTTCTCATCAACTTCGAAACAAACCTGAATTACATCGCGTAATGCTGATGCAAAGATTGCTTGTGCTGACTTGACCTGTGTATCAAAGGCTCCCATAAGAGCCTGTACGCCTTGGCCAGTAACAATAGATGCATTGATGTTACCTGTACGTCCCTCAGGATAACGAGCACCAACGCGAAGTTCTTGGTTAAGAAGATTCTGTTCTGTGAATGCACCTTGTGGTAGAGTAAGTTCTACACGGCGTACACCAGCAGGGTTAGCTGTACGAATAACAGCATCTCCACCAAGTTGTAGTTCCTGCACATCTTGTGGAAGAACGATAGGAGCCTGTACTGATTTCTCAGCAGCCTCCATTGCAAGCAACGCGAAGCGGTTGCGTAGCAATTGAATACCTAGTACGTCATCAAACTGTCCGCGTAGTTCGCCATCGATAGATGGCTTACGTGCGATTACAACCATCATCTTACCTAGCGGATTTACCGCATGAGATAGAAGAAGGTTGTCCTTTGATGGGATGTAGATTAGTGATTGGTCTTTGTCGTAGTAGCGAATCATTTCAATCTGATGATTGAGGTCTTGCTTAAAGCCAGATGGCCCTAGTAGCTGACGCTCATACTCAGGAAACTGGGAAACAAGTTCGCCCAATGTCAACATGTACCGTTTTGCAAATGCCACACAACGTCCGTAGCGGTCAAACTCTGGGTAAGCCCCAATAGGATTTTCTACGCGGATACGTGGCAGTTTTGCTTCTTCGTCGAATTCAATAATGAAAGGGACGAAACCATATGTGATGTACCAGTCTGCACCTGAGTACATGTGTACTGCTAGGTCAGAGTGTTGGAAATAGTTTGATGCGATGCGTGTGCGCTTATCGGCAAAGTTGCGAGCGCGGTCGTTGACTGCATTTGCTGCGGAGCAGTTTACTGCAGGTAGCGGAGCCATAACTTCAGACAAGTCGCGTGCGACGATATCAATAAAGTTTGCTACTACGTTTGCATCTACGCCCTGTGGGAAGAAGTCAGGGTATACTTCAGCAATCTTTCCCTTGCGTACTGCAAGGACGTCAAGGTTGCGGGCATCACGTTCGTGGTTGCGCAGACGTAGCGAGGCAACGCGTGCTGCTACTTGCTCCATTGATAATGCCATTGTCATCCTAACCGTATTGCTCTGCCCATTGAGAGGCAAAGGCTTCATCTAATTGTATTGAACCACGCTGTGACTTCTGATAGCGTGTGGCCCATCTATTGTTTTGGTACTGACCAACTCGTGATGATTGTTGCATCAGTTCACGAACACGAATGACAGCAAACCATAATGCCATCACGCAGTCTGTTGGGTTCTTTGTATCTGGTTTCCAAGTAATCAACTGTTGAGTCAGGGACTTAAGTCCTTCTGAACCTTCATTACTTGGCATCTCTATAATGTTGTTATCTTGGAAGCGACCATCACGGGTGCTTCCAAATAGGCTAGCCATAGAAGCTACACCGAAAGATACGTCCCACTTATTTTTACCAGTGAAGTGTGAATTTAACTGGCAACCGTACGAAGCCAAGAAGTTCCGCAGGTCATCATCCATAGCATAGTACTTCTGATGTGCGTTGATTTCGACTCTGAACTCTTGAGGTTTGTATTTCTCTACCCACTCATGAATAAGAGCTGTTTCTTTTTGAGGAGTAGGGTCAACCATGTTGACACAATCTAAAACATATACCTTGCCATCGGCTCGGTTGTAAGTAACGGCCACGAATGCTGAACGTCCAGATACAGCAGGGTCAAAACCAATGACAGTGTATGTAGACTCTATGTGTCGCGGGTGTCCTGGAGTATCCGATTTAAGCGGTCCGCGCTTTCGCATACCGTTAACACATCCTGCAACGACTGTTGGCGAGAATATAGAATCTTCTTGGACGTCTTCTTGTTGGTAGACCATAGCCCAGACAGATGGCGCAACTTCAGAGCGTCTCGTAAAGAGAGAGGGTCCATCCCATTTCGGATAAAGTCCATCGGCATCAGGCTCGTCAATCTCATTCTCTTGCTGTGTTGTCTTAGGCCAGAGAGTTTTCCAGTTGTCTGGCTTCTCGTCAAACTCTAACACAGCGGGCTGGGAAAAGTAAGTAAAGGGTGACTTGCCGCCAGTCCACTGGTCAGGGTCACGAATCATTTTATATAGGTCAATTGGTGATACGCGTGTGCCTACAACCAAAAGCTTACCGTGTCTACCTAGACGAGTGATAACTTCCTTCTGCAGCCATTCAATCTGCTTTTCCCACTCATGGGCGTTGGAACCCATCACTACGTCATCAAGGATAATCAGGTCGGCACGTGCTCCGTAAATCTGAGACCCAAAGCCTAGGGCTTGAACGGTTGGGTCTTTCTCTCCAGAGTCTCGACCTGTTCCCAGGTAAATCATATCAGCTGACCATTGAGTCGCATCTGCCTTATAACCACCACTAGGGCCGAAGGCCACCTGTAGTTTTGTATAGGCTGGGTGTGAAAGTCTTGTCTTGATAGCACCAAGGAACTTGCGTGCCATACCCTGGGTCTTAGAGACTACAATGACTCGGGCATTAGGGTTTGTTACAATTTTGTAGACGACATAGTTAGTCGTGATGACCGTAGACTTGGCATGCTCAGGTGGCACGTTAATCAGTACACGGTTGGCAGCCCCAGGTTCGTAGGTCATAGAGGGGTGAATCCATCTAGGTTCTTTGCCGTCAATCAAATCTACCCAGTCGAGGTGGTGTTCAAAAAGCTTAGTGTCTAGGAACTGCTCAGAGAAGTCAGGAAATGATATGTCCTTGATGTCCTTCAGGTCGGCCTTAACGCCCTTACCTTCTAGGCGGGCCTTCTCAGCCCGTTCTTTAAACTCAGGTTCATTCATTGTCCATTGGCGGTAAGTAACCTCATTACGGCCTACAGCGTTCATAGCGGCCGTTATAGTCGAACCCTCGGCCAGGGTCAGGAGTACCCGCTCTTGGGCTTCCTTCTTGGAGATATCTACCTTACCAGGCTTGCGTCCCATCAGTTATATCCCCTTATAAACCCATATTAAACACCCGTCAGTAAACGGATATAACTATCCCATTATATATATTATATTATATATTATATAAGTC